AATGTCGTCACCCTTGAACTCGTCGAGGTATTGGATGTTGTTTTTCCCGGCCAAAGAAATAATGCGCGGCGTTTGAGCGTAGTTTTTCAGGATGTCGAGAAGGCCGGTCCCGCACGATTCCAAAAGTTTCGTGTAGGCTTGTTGGAAGTCTGACAAGAACTGAATTGATTGTGAAGCCACGAGCGCAAGCGCCGCGCCGGATTCGAGAGACGCTTCCGGCTGTCCGCGAACGACGGAGTTCACGCCGGAAATCGTTTCCATTTGTTGAATGAGATGGTTTAGGTGATTGAAAATTTCGGTGGGCGTCGCGGTAAGCTGTAAGGCCGACGGCTTGGATTCAATACCGGGCTGCGCGTTATACTCCACGATTTTCAGCCCGCCTTGCAACGCCGAGTATTCGATCCCCGAGCCCTTGGGAACCAAGAGCGATTGAACGCCGAACATGGATTGATTCGACGCGATGATCGAATAGAGCATGTTCAAATTTTCTTGGATCGGTAAAAGGTCGTAGGCCTTCGTGTACCCGAAGGTCGTCCCGTGTTGATCTTGCGGCGCGATGCGGTGTAAAACTTTCTTGTGCGGCAACGGTCCATCGAGTAAAATCACGTTCTCGTTTTCGATGAATTGCACGTAACGACCATCGGGAATCACTTTTGTTTTGTCGTGGTCGAGCGCATACAGCGCAATTTGATCGTTCTCCGCCTCGAAAACAGGATGGCCGATGCGCACCTTGCGCATATTGGACATGGTCGACACCGACGATAAAATTTCCTCTTCGTATTGCGGGAACTTCGCGGCCAAATTCCAACGATTAACCCACTTGCGCGTAATCCGCCAAGGGCAATCCTCATATGCGCCCATCGTGAAATCGCGAATTACGTCGAGGGGCGAATAGAAATAAAACGATACGTCGCCTTCGTTGATGACGTTTTGGTTTTCATCGACGGCGATTTCTTTCCCGGTCGTCGCATCCCAAAGCTCCTCGACGAATCCCTCGCCGAAAATTAGGGATAGCTCGGCGGCGGTTTTCATGTAATCCTCAAGGTCCTTTTCGTCGAGGTAGTATTCGAGGACTTGGTTTCCGATTTTGGTTTGGGCGAGGCTTTCAAAATCGTCATTAGTGGCACGGGCTTTTAAATTTGGGCGTTGGTTCGTCACATTGTTGAGCATGTGCGAAAGGATATTTGCGAAATGATTTACTTGCGCGAGAACGAATTGATTCTTGTCGCCGCCTGTTTTCAGGCGGGCATTCTCGATCCCTCCGAGATAGAAATTCTTATACGACCGCTTCCACGTCGAGAGCCGACCCGTCGACTCGATGTACCGATGGTAGTCGTCGATCCTCTTAAAGCACTCCGCGATTAAGTCCGAGCCCGTTTGCAGCGCGAAATAATCCGAGAGCTTGGAGGACTTGCGGTCCTGCGTCGTCGCTGTAGCGATAGCACCGGCCACTATGCGGCCTCCTTGATGAACGGGTTATCGGTGACGAAGACTTTTTCGAGGTTATGGTTTGCGCGAGCCGCTTGATCGGTGGGATTCCAATACTGCGTCGCCGGATCAAAGCCAAAGGTTGCGGGAATTGGGTTTTGATGAACGTCAACGTTCCGAGCGAGGTACACAAGCGACGCGATGGCGTCCATGTGGCCGAGCGCGGTCGTGCGGGCGAATTCATCTTTCTTGGCATTCCAAATTCCCTCGCGCAGCGATTGAATCGTAAGCTTGCATCGCGGGTGAACTTTGACGCGCCCCTGATTCACCATCATGCGAAGGTAGCCGACCATCGCGTTTAAATTGTCTTTGCCGGTTGCTTGGATCGCGAGATTGTGGAGACGGGTTAGGTCGGAGAGGAGGATTTGGTTGTTTGTGTCGCCGACTCGCTTTGAGACTTTGGCCCCTTGGCCCCATCGGAGTTCTTCGGTCGCTTTGATTTGAGCCGCCAAGTCGTCCGTAGTCCATTCCCGACCTTCACGGATAATTTCATCGACGACAAACAAAGTCGCTTTAGGGAAGTCATAAAAGGCAAGATGTCCGACCGTCTTATCGACCGAGCCAATGTCGAGGCTGAAATACTTATTGTGATATTTGAAGGCCGCGTCTTGGGTGTAGTCGGTTTCATAGGTTTCTCTCCACTCGGGGATTATTAGGCGATTCGTGTCGACAACCCACTCGCATAAATACTCGCGTCGCCATGCAAGAGGGTCCTTGCATCGCTCCTTTGCCTCGGCGATTTTCTCCGGTGGAATATCCGACTGATAGATGTCAAAGCTCGCGGTGCATCCCTTGAGCTTGGCCGCATCGAAATAAATCTTAAAGGGATGGCTCGGTGTATCCGGCGGGGTTGACATCATGAGCGTTCGGGCTTTCACCTTCGAACGCAAGAACATCGGATTTAGAATATGCTCGACAACGTAATCGAGCGGGTACGATTCTTCCTCATCTCCAAAAAATCCGACCTCGTCCAACATCACGAGCCCGATATTGTGGATACCACGGAGGTTGACGACATGGCCTTTTTCGGCGGCTCCAAGGTAGACGCACGATCCATTTTGGAATCTGTAGACGGAATCCTGCGAGTTATACGACGGTCGTAAATCGGGGGGACAGTCTGCGAGCAACGTTTCGAAAGCGGGTTTAACAATAATGCGTAGCTTCTTTAGTGTCGACGACAAAATCAGAATGTTGACGTGGGGATTCTTGAGGGCGGTTTCAATCGCGAAGGTTGCACCGATGAACGTCTTTCCGAATCCTCGGGAACACACGATGCAAAAGATTTGCTCTTCCGGGGACGACTTGATCGTGTCGTACACGCCCTTTTGCTTGGACTGCAATTTATATTTTAGCCGCCCGGAATTCCAAGCGAGCCGAATCGCTTCCTCGGCCCTAGGGCTGAGTGTTGAGCTTTCCATTTTCCAATTCCTCTAGGAGCTTCATCGCTTCGTCGGCGTTGCGGACAGATTCTTCCGGCGTGTTCGGCTTAATTTCGAGTTCTTTGATGCGCGGCTGCGCAAATAGAAATTGCGCGAAGAGCATGTACATTTTCAGCCGACGCCCATCGAGTTCTTTAAAGGCTTGCGCGATGTCAACGCGCCAATCAAAACCGCCGTCATCCAATATCTCCGCGAGGAGAAATTGGAGCTTCTTTCGCGCCGGTCGACCGGGGCCTCCGGGGTTTCCTTTTTGAAATTTCGCCATAAAAAAAAAGGGCATCCGTGATGTCGTGGCACCACGAATGCCCTTTTCCCTTACGTCTATTTAAACGGCTTAGTCGACGCTCGTTAGCTGTTCAATCCCGACGAGCATCTTCACTTTTGCAATCTCTACCCGCGCTTGCGGGACGAATTGCTCAAGTGCTGCAATCCGCTTTTCAAGCCCGCCCATGCGTTGCTCGACTTCCGACGCGGTAAGCTGATCGGGAAATTTCCGATCAAGCCATCCAACGATGGCGCTTAACATGCGCCGAATAAATCTCATGCACGTAACGCGTCTTCGAGCTTCAACATTATTTTCGACATCGTAATGTCGAGGTTGTCGCGCTCTGTAATCATCTTGCGCTCAACAACAACGTCGTCCTCGACGCGAATTTGCTCGATGGCATAAAGATTGATGTATCCGCCGAGGCGCTTCGGGCGATAGAAAAGCTCCACCTTGGGCGGAGCCTTCGGCAACGTCTCCGTCGGGACGACGGTCTCTTTAAGCGCCGGTACTATCTTTGATGGCTTTGAATCTTTCAAGGATGTTCTCCATTTCGTTTATCGCCTCGATCACGAATTCGATAAACGTATCTTGGCCGACCTCGGGGTCGACGCCTCGGTCTAAATTCTCTCGGCAACGTAGCGCCAAGTCCTGCAAATGCGGCGTCATTTAATCCTCATCCCTTCGCCCATCGTCGAGCGGATGGCTTGATGGAAAAAACTTCCTTTGCTCGGCGAGAGTCTAAAATCCATGACGGTTTGGGGGTAGACGGGACGGAACTGTCGTACTCCGCCATATCTGAAATTGACGGTGAGAACCAACCCGGAGGGGTCGTACTGAATGCCGGACACGTAACTTGAATCGGTAAAAATATCGGTTTCAATTGTTGGCGCTTGAGCGGGTGCGGGCGTTCCCGTCATTGCGAAAGTACCGGCTCGCCTTTAGCGACTTCGACGGCGGGGGAAACGGTGACGGATTCGGCGGGCGGGGGTTTCGGTAGCTGCGCTTCGAGTTCTTTGATACGAGCTTCGGTTCCGGTTTTCATTCCCTGCAAGAAAAATAATCCTTGGGCGACCTCTTGAACCTTTGAGCCCGACACCGATGTAATGTTCACGATGTCGAGCAACGTATTGATGGCTTTTAAATTGTTGGTCATCCCAATTATTTCTTGGATGACATCGGCGGTTGGATTCGGTTGCGGCTCGCTCACTTGTACCCTCCGTTGATTGCCACGATTCAACATTGCGAATACGCGGCGCTTGTCGCGCAATTTCATACCTACGCGTAAGGATAACGTGAATCAAAGCGGAGGGATAGCGAAAAAGTTAGCCAAATTTAGCCAAAAGAGTTAGATTTCACGACGATTTGTCGACGGAAGGTCCTTTCAGCACTTGCTCAACACTTCGATAGAGCTTGTACTTTTTGACAAAGAATTTGTGTCCGCGCTGCGCTTCTTCGAGCGTCGAATACCGCGCCATTTCGCCAAACTCTTCTTGCTTGAAAATGTGAGTGCGCCCGGCGAAAGTAAATTCCTTGTGGCACGGAACGAAGATCATCGTTTCGAAAATGAGCGGACGACCCGGCGTATAGCGGTGATCGAGCCCAAGCCAAACGGTCGAAACTTCTAGACCATTGTCGAGAACGTCGAGTCCGACACGCTTATACTCCGGGTCGCGCAGGTGTCGCTCAACCTCGTGCATCATGGCTACCCATCCGGGCCCGAGGTCCGGGCCTTCGTAGGTGAACGGCGTTCCGTCGCGCTTATACCAGAGCGATTTACGCGGCGGCATTAGCGAAGCGTTGGCGCTCTCGTTTCATAATCAAATCTTTCGCCTTCGCCAAAACCTTGTCGGTCAAATTCTGTTTCGGCATCCAAAGAATTTTCGACTCTTTGAGCATGACGAATTTGGCTTGGTTGTAATGGACCTTCGCGAGATTCGAGAGCTTGTTGTTCTCGCGGTTCCCGTCGATATGGAAAATCCTATCGCCGGGACCAAGGTCTCCGTACTCCAATTCCCAAACCCGGCGAGATTCCGCCATCAATTTACCCTCTTCGGTTTTCACGAAGATATAACCGTTCCGGTGCTGCACCTTTGTTCCTGTAGGATAACTGCGTCCCCTCCACGTTGATGACATTATTGTTTTCCTCCTCGTAATTTAGGCAATTCTGAATAGCACAAATATTCGGCGGTGTTGTTTCTTATCCCAAGCTGCGTCGCTATTTTTGCGGGCGACAAACCTTGCTTCTCTCTTAATTCGAATACTTTTTTCTTGAGTTGCTCCGGTATGGGTTGGAATTTTGATTCTGGTTCCTTGGCGGGCGAATCGTGTTTCGTGGATTTTTCGTAAGTGCGCGGCGTTGACCTCGGTACGCAAATGAAAAGCTTTCGCGTCCCCGAATAGGTTACGCGCCATCCAATCTTTGCTTTCTTGAGCGTCATGTTTATGGACATGCAAATCCCTCGGCGCTGATCCTCGGGGACTTCGCGTCCATTCGGTAAACCAAACGCAAAGGCTTTCTGGGATTCTAGTTTCGGAAGAACATCGAGCAATTTTGATTTTATCTCTGCGTAATGCCCGTCACCCGCGATAACCGCATTGACGGCCTCTTCGAGGGGAATTTCTTGGAAGTGAAAACCTACAATCTCTTTCTCATTTTTCATCTCGCATCTCCTTTTCCATCTCTAGTTTGCAAATCTGAATTGCGGCTTCCGGCGCTCTGACCCACAAAAGCGCAGCGCCTTATAAACAATGTGAATCGTTATCGCGGGATCAATCTCGCGCATTTGCGAAACGATTCGCTTCGGCTCCACGCCTTGCCGATGGAGCTTGACGATGCGACGGGTGCGGATCGCCGTATAAATTCTCAGTCTGCGCCCTCCGCCGGTATGTCAACCGTAAGCGGCGAGGTTCGATGGAGCATAGACACTTCCTCGAAAAGCGCCTCGAAATCTTTAACGGTGTAGCTGCGTTCTTGCCCTTCCTCGGTGACGACCCATCCGCGAATTTCTCCGTTCTGCGTGTACGGCTCGGCCTCGACAACATAGTGTTTGCGACGGAATTTCCGTTTCATGAGTTCCTCCAATCATTCATGGGAACCTCACGAATTCCTCGCTCGTGGCGTTCAAGCTGTCCGCGCAACATCTCTCGCATCTCGTAATGTTTGATGAGTTCGCCCCGCGCTTCGTTCAAGCGCCGGAGCCATACTGTCCCGTTGAAAGCCGAATAGAGCCCAACGTTTAAACCGAAAATGAAATAGTCCCAAGAGCTTAAGCGATGCGTCCACGCCGAAACGTTGAGTGTGGCAAGAGGCAGGAGAATCGTCGCGCATTGAACACGCTCCGAAATATTCTTAGGCCAAAGCTTCATGCGGGGAAAGAAATTCCAAAGTGCGCGATGCACCATAGGAAAAAGCCGAAGATTGCAAGAGCGACGAGTCCGCCGACTCGCTCTCTCCATGTCGCTCGATAAATCATCTCGCCGACGACGTAGAGGACCATCGACCAAAACACGATGAGGACGAACGTTTCCATCTACCAAAATAATTGCGGGCGCAAGAATCGAACTTGCTTAACGCGGATTATGAGACCGCTACGATACCTCACCGTCCGCCCGCAATAATTAATCGCCACTTACGGCTTTGACTTTCGAGCGAACTTTTTCTGTCAAACTCGGCTTCGGTTCGTCTTTCTTCGCGCCGCAAAGCGTATCGTAGTCGCCGGTCTCCTTGAAAATCTTCAAGCATTCCGGGTCGAGGACGATAACGTCTTTCGGTTCGCGTTGATGCGCGTCTAACGTCTCCGCGCATGTCTGACAGTAGTCGCCTTTCAGGTTGTTGGCTTTTGGCATACGCTTACCCCTCGTTTGGTTTTAGGATGTCGTCGATGCTTACGTCGTTATCCCATTGAGCAATGAAGAAACGATCCGGGCACCCTTTGATTCGTCCAAAGAGTAGCGGGTCCTCCACTTGCTTGATATAGGCGACTTCGTAAGAATCGAAGCACTTACGGCCTTGCGCGACTTCCATCTCCGCCAACACGTCCGGCGTCGGCACGTTCTCGTAAGACTCCACGGGAACGAAGTCGAGCTTGTGATAGCCTTGGCGTCCGTCCCAATTCGCGGTTTTCTTGCGGAGCTTGCTTTGGAAGTCCGCGACTTTTTCTTCCGTCACGACGCGGTAGAATTCATAGGCGATAGCGAGCTTCCGCTTTTTCTCCGACAAAGTTTTTAACTTCGTCGACGCCGTTTTGAACCCCAAGCGTTCGAGTGTGTCGATGACTTTTACTTCGGGTTGCTTCTCCACGATTTCCATTTTGCCCCTCCTCCTATCGACTCCAAGGCCCTTGAAACGGGCTCGGGTCGTATGCGACTTGATACCCTTGGCGCGGCTGTATCGTTCTAGTCGACGCGTATTGCACGTAACCGGCTTGCGCTTGTTGATTCATCAAGCCTTGAAGGTCTCCAAGGCTCGACGCCAATCCGCCGCCCACAAGCTGATTTGCGTTTTGCAACGCGTTAACCGCTTGCATCATGGAGCCAAGCGTCGGCGCTTCAACCGTTCCCGCTTCGTCGATGAACATATACGGCGAAGCGTAGGAATGCCCTTCCGGTCGCTTCACCATTTCCATCACGCGCTCTTTGCCGAACTTTTGCAGCCCGTCTAATAAGTCTTTAGGTTTCATCGTGCCCCTCCGCCTGAACCATTTCATTTTTCGGGTCGCATTAATATTTTCCCGTCACGTATAATGTAATTCCCTGACGGAGAAAGCCCGTGCTTCTCGTAGATGTAATTCCAGAATTCCGATTTCTGCAAGCTCGCCTTGGCGTTGATGACATCCGCTTTTTTCTTGAGCATGTGGACTTGATGCTCGGCGGCGTCCATTTGCCTTTGAAAGTTTTTGTGCTTAAGACGATCATCGCCTTTAAGCTCAATAACTTGCGGCCACTTGGTCGGGTCTTCGCAGACGTGCCCCGTGATATGCTGAATAAATTCCTCAAAGTTCATGGTCGCCTCAATTCAGCCAGTATTTCTGTCGCGCTAACTTTGCTTTTACGTCGACGATCTGCGAATCCTTAATGATAAACTCGACGATGACTTCCGCTTTGAGCCTGCCTTCATCGACGACCTCTTCCCATTTCTCATTTGGTTTCTCCATTTCGCATCTCCTTTCGCCATCTCATTTTGGATCGGTGCAGAATTCGCAATTGCCGGTCGCGTTATCGCCCAAGCAATTTAGGACGACGGAACCGTCTTGCATCGCCGGAGGGTTGTAGGTTTTCCGATGCTCGTCGCATAAGACGAACGGAGACCCCGGCTTGCCATCTTTGATGTTGAAGTATTGATAGACGCGTTTCATTTCGACTCACGCTCGGCGGCAAAGATTCGATCTTTAACACGGCGCAAGGCGGACATCGTGTCGATGACCGGAGCTTCAAGCTCGCCAAGTTCATATTTCGAAATCACTTTGTCTGCTTTATCCTTTGGGTAGTACCCCGTGAAACGGGGCCCGACACGCTCCGTCTTGCGGGGATACACCTTTGCAAGCTCAAGCGCGGCCATATGGTTTAAATCGCAAACCGGCCTTAGCTCATTCGCCATTTCATCTCCTCTCTCATCTCTCTGGTCTGACCAGACCATACCGCTTTTTTCCATAAAAATCAACCTCGCTTAATTGGGTAATGTGATCCCGAAATTGTGAAATTCTCTGACTACGTCGTCCCATCCTTGCGCGAAAAATGCGATGCAACCGTCGGCCTTTGCTCTCGTGATGAACTCGATTTGCGCCGGGCGCTTCTTGTGACGGCCCGGCGCTTTTACTTCGATATAAACCGGGACCGGCGCAAAACTCGGACCACGCTTAAACCATCCGTGTAAATCAGGATGGCCCGCTTCCAGTCGATCCGATCCGGTCACGCTTCCGAATCGCGGAATGATCTCTCGAAAGATCGCGATTCCATTCACACGTAAGCCTTGAACGATTTGCTTAACGACATCCTCTTCGTTCGGCTTAAGCCGCATGTTTCTCCGCTTGCCATCGCTTGTACGATTCCTCCATCTTGCGAACGTACGCCGCTTGGTCTGCATGGCGCGACTGCAAGAGTTTGATTCGCCTCTCGGTGCGAAGCATCTCTTTACGTTCGCGCTCGATGTCCTTGCGGTAGTCTCGTGCGGCTGTCATGGAAGGGGCAAGAATAAGAGCGCGAGAGATGCGCCGCCGATAATCCACCACGGCGTCACGGCAAAGTGCGCGACGAATACCACGCCAAGCGTTACGCCGATGAGTCGTGCAATAGTTACGGGTGTGAAGGTCATTTCGTTTCTCCTTTTGGAGCGAACCAAAGTCGCTCGGCTATTTGCCTGAATTCGCATTGCTCGCCTTGCTTCAAGCCCTTCTCTTCGAGCCATTGCACCGTCTCACTCGCAAGCGCCACGAGTTCGACGAATCGCTCGCGTGTGATTTGCGGAACCGGCGCGGTCTGCAAGCCAAGCTGTCCGGCGTACAATTGATTCACGGCTCGCGGCGCTTCCATTTGCGGTCTGTCGTAATCGGTCGGCATATTTACCCCTTTGTTATTTTTAGTTTCTCGACGGCCTCTTCGATTGTGAACACGAAACCCGACGCTTTAAATTGCGGCTTATTCTCCGAGCGCATTCGGTCCATTAACGCTTGCGTCAATTCACCGAGTCGCGCTTGCTCGTCCGCGACTTTTTGCTTTTGTTCGAGAACGTCATAGGCTCTCTGTCCAAGTTCCGTTCGTTCGGTCCCCGGAATTTCTGTTTGTTGCTCCATTCTCTTTTCTCCTTTTCGCGGAGTGCTTCGCACAATCCCGCGTTGTGAATTCCTAGAAATTCAATCCATTCGCAATCGCACAATTGATCGCGGTTCATTCGATTCTCAAATGCTCTGCGATATGTGCCCGCGTTAATTCCATGATCGACGCTTCAACCGCCGCTCGCAGCACCGGAATAATCTCACGCTGCACGAGTTCGGCATCGCCAATTATTCTCCGCACGTGTAATGTCTCGGAGCGCCCGCCATGTCGACGCGTATCGAGCGAGACGCGCATCTCGTAAGCCATCATGTCCGGGCGCTGAAAATATTCGATGCGATAGGGCCAACATCGAATCGTCGGGAATCGTGGTCCGGTGAGATTTGGCATCTATCCCCACGTCAACCGGCGCTTGTATTTCTCTTTCATGAAAAGCTTTCCGTTCGTTTCCAATTGATCCTTAAGCGCGTCGAGTTCGGCGTCGGAATATTTGAGCCGGTCGACCAAGTCGCGGATGTTTCCCATGTGGCGGAATTGATCGAGCCATTTCAGGAATTCGCCTCTAGTCATTGGGTTTATCGGAATATTCGTTGAGCGCTTCCTTGAGACGGACGCCCAAACCTTCCGCCGGAATTAAGTTCGCATTGAACGTCGCCGTTAAGACAACGGCGAGACGATCCGCCGCCGCGATTTTGTCTTGCATCCGGTGGAATTGATCGACGGTTATTGTCGTAAACGGCCCGCTCATAATTTATTCACCGGCTTGCTTTCCATGATGACGCGATTTTCGAGCGCTTCGTTTAAATCCCAATCCGCTAGATGCGCTCGCTTCATGTGCGCCCGCAATTTCTCAAGCTCTTGAAAGCCCGTCATGGCATGAATTACTTTCTTGCAGCCGGGGACCGTGCAATTTAATCCGCTCATAAGAGCCCACACTTTTGCGCCGCGAATTGAATCGCGATGATGACAACGAGAACCGGCGCGAGTACCAAAAGCAAAAGCCAGTCGCTAACTTTCCGTCGATGTTCCACGTGAAACCTCCTCACAATCACACTTCGATTTTTCTATCGCATCGTGCAAAGTCCGAAGCTCGCGCATGAGGTACGCTTCGGTAACGTACTTCGGCTCAAACCAAAGGCCGTCGTCGTTTGCTTGCCGGTCTGTCATGCGTTTAAGCCTTCGCAACGCGCTACACACGGAAACGTTTTCCTCCGTTTCTTTGCCCGTTTAAATCGGCGTTCAAAATTGGTCGTCCTCGGGGACGTAGGCCGGTGCCGTCGTCCTAAGAGCGCCGTTGCCGTTACGCTCGCGATAAAGCTTCTCGCGCATCTTGGATTGAACGCGCTCGACGTTCGTCATGCTTTGCTCTAAGTGCGACCAATCAAAATCGGTTCTAGGCGGGTCCGTATCTCGGTGCCCAAGGGCTAGGAAATCGTCATGGCTTTTTTCGGGTCGTTCATCATTCACAAGGGTAGCGGAGGGGCGCGGAGCCGGAGCATCCGGCGGAGCGGAGCGCCCCGTCCGTTTGGGGGAAGAGGATAAAGGAGAAGGAGACTTCGTCTCCTCTCCTCTCTTCTCCTCTTGGAGCGTTTCATTTGGACGTTTTTTCTTGCGGAACTCGCGAACTCGCTCGGTGCTGAAATCGCCCTGATATTTCAACCAATTGTGATAAGTGATTTTTAATGTAACGGATGCAATCGTTTCAGGTGAAACAATGGATTTCACCTCCTCAACGGTGCAATGGGGGAAGCGTCTTAGGATGGCTATTGCGGCTCCAAAAGTGGGGACATTAAAGAGCTTGGTTAGGGCGGTTCCCGGTGAAACGAACGTAACCGTTCCATCGCAGCCGTGGGCCTTCATGTAGGTTCCGAGCGACACCCAACATCGCCACTCTTTATCAGGCAGGTTTTCTAAATCCGCGTCATGAAGAGCGGTGTACCAAAGTTTGAACCATTTTCCTTGATCGGCCACGACCTGTAGCTCCTTGAAAGTGAGTTTTTAAACATCGCTCCATCTCTCATCTCAAGGACAGCCAAAACAGATAGCCGAGGCCCGCAAATA